GGAGAGCCCAAATTAGAGAAAGTAGAACATTTGCTGCTGATATGTTAAGTCAAATGACTAGACTAGGTTGCTGTGTATTACCAACTCCTACCCCAACTACAACAAATACCGCTACCCCAACTACTACCCCGAGTGTTACTCCAAGTGTGACTCCAAGTGTGACTCCTACTATCACACCAACAACAACTACGACCAGCACCCCTACAAATACGCCTACGACAACTATAACTGCTACTCCAACTAACACTGGAACACCAACGGTTACGCCTACCAATACTCAAACCACTACACCAACAGAGACCCCAACTAATACTCCAACAACAACAATAACCTCTACTCCTACACAAACAGGAACGCCTACTACTACGCCTACCAACACACCAACTAATACAGAAACACCGACTAACACTCCAACTCCGAGTATAACACCATCGGTTACACCAACGACACCACCATTAATGGCTTATGTATTTCCTGAACCGTTATCATCTGCGGCACAAGCAAGTTTAGGAAGTTATTTATTCACTAATGGTTCAACTTGGTATGGTTATGGTAATTCTGGTGGCCCAGCCGGAGTAACAAATTATTCTAATAATTTAGATATCTACACTCATTATCCTGGTTGGAGTGGAAGTAGTGGAGATTTTGTAACAAATATTAATTCATTATCTTCTGTAATGAGATTAGCATCTGGAACAGGAACTGATGCTTATGGTTGTAGTCAAAACCAATATTCAACAGGTCAAATTCAAGTTATTGGAACTCAAGTTTCAAGTGGTGTTACCTATAATTATACTGTTTGGATTCCTTTAGCAGGAATGGGTGGTGGTTATACTAATAGTGCTTTAGATTATGGAAACAGGTCGTTAGGACCACCATCGTGTGATTTAAGTTCAAGTGTTATTCCTGACGCGGTTCCAGCAGCAATAGATGTTGTTGTAACATCAGGTGGTATTATACCAGCAGGAACATATAGAGTATTATGGGGTGTTCCACCATATATCGCTGCTGTTAGTCCTCCTTCATATAATTATTTTAAGAAGAATAATACTCCACCACCAGTTAGTCCTACTCCGACACCAACATTAACACAGACACCAACAGCAACACCAGTAACTCCTGGTGGTAATAGATTATTAGCAGAAAACGGAAATTACATTAACACACAAAATAATCAAAAATTATTAGTGGAACAATAATAAATAATATTTATACATAAAACATTATGGCAGACATAATAATATCAAACCTACCAACATACTCGGCAGACACAACTGTTGATACTTGGTTAGTGTTGAATAATTCAGGTGAAACTGAAACATTCAAAATACAAAAAGAAAACTTTATATCAGATAGTTATTCAACTATTACAGGTGTAACTTTTGCTTCAAGTGGTTGGACCTATAATACAGGAACAACTTACTACGATTATACATACTCAAACACAGGTATAACATCAACATCAATCGTTGACTTTACACCGTATAATAGTTCTGTTACAACAGTAATAGCAGCAAGAGTTCAACCATTTAATAATGTAAGTAATGGTAGTTCAATATTCTATTCACAATATCCTCCAGCAAACGATATGACTGGACTTATAAACATCTTTAATCAAACATTATAATATGGCTTTTAATATTCCAAATTTTTCACAAACACCACAAAAACCAGCAGTTAATTCAACGCCTTGGGTTCGTCCTGTAGATTGGATTACAATTACTGATACACCTGGCGAAATCCATTTCTTGGTTAGTAGTTTAGGTTTGGGAGCCTATGCCATAAAAACACAATTTAATGATTTAGAAACTCCATCACTTAATATTGATTGGGGTGATGGTGTTGTTGATACTATTACTAATATGAATACAATAACATATCATAACTATACAACTGGTGGAACTGCTTGTTCTTTGGGATATGATACTTGGAAGATTAGAGTTTATCCAACAACTCCGGCAGCAACAATTACTGAATGTAAATTTGTATCACCTATTGTTAATGGTATAACATTATATCCAACTGCCGCTTCAGGTTTATTGGAAGCCTATTTTGGTGATGGTGGAACGGTAATGCCTGGTGATGTTTATGCTAATTTATTTTTAGGAACAGAGTCAACAGGAGTTAATTTTGGTTCATCATATTGTAGTTTTACTAATCTTCAATATGTAAAATTACCTGATGTTATTCCTAATGTTACTAGTTTTATTTCTACATTTGCTTATTGTTATAATTTACAACAAGTTGTAATGCCAGAATCAGCACCGAATTTAATTTATGTAAATACTACATTTTTATGGTGTGTTAATTTACAAGGTAATATTATTGTTCCTCAAGATGCTATAGATATTTATCAATTAAGTAGTGCTTTTCAAAATTGTTATTCAATTACAGGAATAACATTACCTCCAACTTTATCTTTATGTGATACATTACAAAACTTTGCTAATGGTGCGTATAGTTTATCAACAATAAATTTACCACCATTACCATTTTGTTATAATTATACTTCAGCGTTTAGTAATTGTAGGTCTTTATTATCTATAGAAATTAAACAATTTCCACCGACACCAGGTTCACTAGATTTAACAAGTATGTTTAGTAATTGCGTGTCCGTTCAACAAATATTACTCCCTGTATTACCTGTTGGATACGAATCTTTCGCAGCAACAGTTAATTTTATGTTTCAAAATTGTTATTCATTAACATCTATGGTATTACCTGATAGATTAAGAATTAATACTATGAATGGTTTATTCTCTAGTAATCACGCTTTAATTTCAGTTGTATTTCCAAGTGTTGTTGATGCTGTAGATGCTACACAATGTTTTCTTTCTTGTTATAATTTACAAAATGTTACATTACCAACAACTGTTGGAGGTCCAATAACATTATTTAACACTTTTTCTGCTTGTGCCTCATTAGGTAGTATTACTATTCCATCAGGTTGGACAATTACTAATTTAAGTGGAACATTTAATCAATGTTCTAATATAAAAAATATTGTATTACCAAATAATGCTCAAGATTCTATAACAACTATGTTTCAGATGTGTAGTGTTAATTTTAATTTAGAAACTATAACAATGCCAACATCATTAAATGGTCTTACTACTATATCTGGTGCTTTTGTTGCGACCTATAATTTACAAAGTGTTGTTTTTCCATCAACAATGAATGGTGTTACAACTATGGCTACAGCGTTTCAAAATAGTGGGGTTCAATCTGTAACATTACCAACATCAATGACCTCTTTAGTAACAGCAAATGCTATATTCAGTGGGGCATTTAATATTGAAACAATAACAATGCCAGCAACTACTGGTCTTATCACAACATTAGTTACCGCATTTCAATATTGTCCAAAATTAAAAACTGTAACATTACCAACAACTCAATTAACAACAATAGCTGCTGCTAGTTTTACTAATGTATTTTTAGGTTGTCCATCTTTACAAACAATAAATAATTTGGATAAATTAGGTAATCCATCAACATCATCAACAGTTTATTTATCAGCAACAGGTTTCCTTACCTTTGCTTCATCATTTACTGGGACAACAGATTTGTATTCTAAGTTTTCTAAATTAGAATTACAAGGTAGTGCGACATATAGAAGTGCTATATCAGGATTAAGATTAAGAAATACTGGAACAGGACAATACGCAGGAACATCACCACAAATTGATATTTCATATACTAATTTAAGTCAGGCAGCACTCGTTCAAGTGTTTAATGACTTACCAACCGTAACCGCAAAAACAATCAACATAACAGACTCAACAGGTGCCGCTGCTTTAACTGGTCCTGAACGAGCAATCGCAACAGGTAAAGGTTGGACAATTACAGGATAATACTTACAAATAAAATAATATGGTTCAGATAGAAGCAGGAACATTTAATGAGGTGGTTGCCACTTGTTCAAGAAACAAAACCCTAACAGGTAATGTTACTTACTTGTGGTCAATGACGCACAAATTAACAAAGGAGAATTGGAAGTTTATTCCATTTAGAATTATCCCTTCAGTTAATTATGCTCCTTCATATGATTTATTTACAATGAATGTTATAGATACCTCACCTGAAGTATTTACAGCATCAACATCTGCTAACACCGTAAATATACACTTGATTCCTGGTCAGTATTTTGTTAAAATATATGAGCAATGTTCTACTATAAACCTAAACCCTATGTTGTCTTATGATGTGGTATATGAAGGAACAGCAACAGTAAATTACTCTGGCTCACCACAGAATGAAATAGTTTCATATAGCGGAAACACAAATATATTTAAAGTATACAACGGATAATGATTAAAATAGAAAACTTAAAATTCAACAAAGCAACATTATCATCTTTTAGTGAGGTGATAAGTAAGAATGTGCCATTTATTAGTTGGGGTATGGATAACCAATTCGTTAATGAATTATATCTATTAAACGATGCCTCACCAATACAAAACGCTTGTGTTAGAAGCAAGGTAGATAATGCTGTTGGTATGGGATACATTACGGACTATAAGATTAACTTAAAGGAAACTTTGAACGATATATCCAAGAAAATATTCTATGAGTTTATAACGACTGGAAATGTGTTTTTGGAAGTAGTATGGAAACAGGATAGAAGCCAAGGAATTGCTGGTATGTATTTAATTCCTTCAAGATATATCAGGTTACACAAACCCGAAGAAATGGGTGGTGATGTTACCAAATATCTTTATTGCCGTGACTGGTTAAATTGGAGAAAAGCAGGTATGGTTGAGTTTAGTGAATTCAATCCATTAAACTTTACAGACAGACAGATTATTCATATGAAGAATTATCAATCAGGTTATGATTACTATGGAGTTCCTGATTGGTTATCTGTAATCAACGATGTAAGATTGAACCACGAAATTACTGTTTATAATTTAAGCCATATTCAGAATGGACTTAACCCATCATTATGGGTTCACTTTAATGTTCCTGCTCCTGATTCACAGAACGAACAGAATCAAATCCTTCAAGGAATAGAAAGTCGTTACGCTGGTGCTGAAAATAGTGGTCGTGTTATTGTATCTTATGGTGAGTCAGAACAAAAGCCAGACATTACTCAAATAGCATCAACAGTAGAAACAGGTTATTTTTCAGGGATATTTGAGTTGGTTCAAAAACAGATATTGGCTGGTCATAAAATTATTGATGGTTCGTTAATTGGATTACCAAATCCTGGTGGTTTTACATCATCAGCAGAACAATTGGAAACAACATATAAGTTATTTATGAATACATCAATTAAACCATTACAAAACTTTATCAATAGAGAATTGAAACCAGTTATTCAACTTATCTATCCTGACCAAGAAATAAGTTTAGTGATAGAACAAAACCAAATATTATAATGAATAAGGTATTATTAATTTCGGAGAACACATTAAAAACTTATACTGCGATAAATGAATCTGTTCAGTCAGATGAGTTAAGATTTTGTATATTACAGGCTCAAGCAATATTTCTACAAGAAAGTTTGGGAACAAATTTGTATGAAGAAATGTTGCGTTTGGTTGATACTGGTGATATCTTACAACCAGGTTATGCTATCTATAAGAACTTATTGGATACCTATATTCAACCGATGTTGGTTACCTATTCATATTATCTTGGTATGGATAATTTCTATGTTAAATGGATTTCTGTTGGTCTTGTATCAAACAGAAGTGAGCAAGGTGAAAAGATTGACCATAGAACATTTCAATATCTTAAATCAAATTCCAAACAACAGGCAGAGTT